GAAGTTGCACTAAATGTCATCACTAGAATAGAAGATAATAGGATTGACAAAGAGTATTTTCCAAAGTCTGAAACTGGAGAAATTTTAGAAAAATACAGATTATCTGACATAGACATGTCGACAGGAGATTGGTTAATATTAACTAGAACAAAGTCATTATTAAAATCTGTACCAACATATTTAAAAAAGAAAGGATTATTTTTTAATACGGCACAAGGTAATAGTATTGGTAAAAGTTTGTACGAAGATATTCAACACTGGTCTTCATTACAAAAGAAAATAACTATACCAGATATTCAAATACAAAGAATAAAAGAAAGAATGAAAGGACCAATGAATCTATCTCTTAAATGGTATGATGCTTTTGATAAATTATCAGAAAGTCAAATAACTTATATGAAACTATTACTATTAAATGGAGAGGATCCAACAAAGGATGCAAGAATAAAAGTATCAACAATACATGGAGCTAAAGGTGGTGAAGCAACAAATGTGATATTATTTTTAAATCACACATCAAACACATTAAAAGGTGCAAAAAAATCTACAGCTAAACAAGATGAAGAGTATCGAGTTTGGTATGTGGGTATTACAAGAAGCATGAAAAATTTGTACTTAATTAAATCACAAAATAAATCAAAGGAGTTTAAGATATGACGAACAAAGAAATATTTAAGGGATCAATGTATAAATCATTACAAGAGCAGGTAGGTGGCAAACACTATTCATCCATGAAAATTCAACCGGCAGAGTTTATAAATGAGAACAAGTTGCTTTTTGCAGAGGGGAATGCTATAAAGTATATCTGTAGACATCAGTCGAAAGGGAAAGAGCAAGATATAAAAAAAGCAATACATTATTTAGAAATGATATTAGAAAGAGACTACTCATGATATTTAGTGCACAAACAGAATGGGTTAAACCTACAGAATTTCCTGACTTAAGATTTTGTGAGGAGATTGCAATAGACTTAGAAACACATGATCCAGAATTAAAAACTATGGGTTCTGGATCTGTAGTGGGTAAAGGTAAAGTTGTAGGTATTGCAGTTGCAACAGATGGTTATTCAGGATACTTTCCATTCGATCATGAGGGTGGTGGTAACCTAGAAAAAAGTAAAGTAATTCAATGGTTTACGGATATTTGTAAAACAACTTCAACAAAAATTTTTCACAATGCAATGTACGATGTTTGTTGGATTAGATCTATGGGTATTCAAATTAATGGAACGATTGTAGATACTATGATCGCTGCATCATTAGTAAATGAAAATAGATTTAGATACGATCTTGGATCTTTAGGTTGGGATTATTTAGGTCATGGTAAAAATGAAACAGAACTAACTAACGCTGCAAAAGAATGGGGTGTTGATCCAAAAGCTGACATGTGGAAACTACCGGCAATGTATGTTGGTAATTATGCTGAACGAGATGCAGAGTTAACTTTAGGTTTATGGAAAGTTATGCAAAAAGAAATACTAGATCAAGATCTCGAATCAATATTTAATCTTGAGACAGATTTATTTCCTTGTCTGGTAGACATGAGATTTCTTGGGGTGAGAGTGGACGTTGAAAAAGCTCATGCAATGAAGAAGCAATTAGCATCAGAAGAAAAAGAGCTCCTGTCAAAAGTAGAAAAAGAAACAGGAATAGATACGCAGATATGGGCAGCAAGATCCATCGCCAAAGTTTTTGACAAACTAAATTTACCATACGAACGAACTTTAAAAACGCAGGCTCCCTCATTTACAAAAAACTTTCTCTCTACACATGAACATCCTTTGGTACAATGTATATCAAAAGCTAGAGAAATAAACAAGGCACATACGACATTTATAGATACCATAATTAAACACGAACATAATGGTAGAATACATGCAGATATTAATCAAATTAGATCAGATACTGGGGGCACCGTCACTGGTAGATTCAGTTATTCTAATCCTAATTTACAACAGATTCCTTCTCGTAACAAAGACTTAGGTCCATTGATCCGATCCCTCTTTATACCTGAGTCTGGTTGCGAGTGGGGATGCTTTGACTATAGTCAACAAGAACCAAGACTTGTAGTTCACTATGCATCCCTTGATCAAGATACAAGCGTCTTTGGTGTTAAAGATTCCTACGAAGATGGTGATGCAGACTTTCATACTATCGTTGCAAAGATGGCAGACATACCAAGATCACAAGCTAAAACAATTAATCTTGGATTATTTTATGGCATGGGTAAGGCAAAGCTACAGGCAGAGCTAGGAGTATCAAAAGATAAAGCTGAAGAACTATTTAAAATTTATCACGATAGAGTTCCGTTTGTAAAAACTTTGATGAACTCCGTATCTAACAGAGCACAGCAACGTGGTCAGATTCGTACGCTATTAGGTAGATTATGTAGGTTTCATCTGTGGGAGCCTAATCATTTTGGTGTACACAAAGCTTTACCCTTTGATCAAGCAAGGCAGGAATATGGAGCAAGCATCAAGCGTGCTTATACCTACAAAGCTTTGAATAGATTAATACAAGGATCAGCTGCTGACATGACTAAAAAATCAATGATAGAATTACACAAAGAGGGTATTACACCGCATATACAAATACATGATGAACTTGATATATCAGTTATCAATCCTCTCGAGGCTGCAAAGATAAAAGATATTATGGAAAACGCAGTTGACTTAGAGATACCAAACAAGGTAGACTATGAGTCCGGTAAAAACTGGGGAGAGATAAAATGAGGTTTTATTATGGCATACTTAAATTCAAATATACCAGCAACTTATGCTCAAATAAGAAGAGAGTATCTTTATGATTGCAAAAAACATCATGGAGAAGTTGAAGACTGCATTATCTTTGGTGTTAGTTCTATTGCAGGTAGTGCTCTTTTATTCCATGCTATTATGGAAAATGGTGCGATCTTCTATAGACTACCTATTACAGCGTTTATTCAAAGAGGATTTGAACCCAAAGATGTACCCACACGAAGACTTGATGAACTTCAGCTCTGGAATTGTTTTAGCTACTATCCTGCTGTTACTTCTTGGGATATAATACAAGGCACATCAGGCAAATACATAGGCAAAGATAAGAAATGGCATCATGGTAAATATTTATTTACGGTTGACTTTGCACACCCAGAAAGTAATATACTTGACACTGAACACTCAGAAATACCGCACGAACACAAGTGCGCTCACATAATGGCCCTAGACGATGGCAATTATGCAGCACAGCCCAACAACAGAATAATCTGGAATCTGCCTTCTTTCACCGTAAAAGATGAGATTCCTAAATGGAAAGTGCAAACTAACGAGTGGAATGTAGAAGATACTGGTAAATGGCAAACAGCCGATACAGATGATTTCTTCTACGAAATTGAGGAGAAAAAAAATGATTGATAAATGTAAAAGAATTTGTTGTAAAATTTGGGATAAAATCAAAAGTTGGTTTTGGACTAAAGACTAATGATTGGAGGTTGTTATGGACTACAGGTTCACAGCAATACTAATAATTTTGTTATGTCTACTCGCTATCTTTGTAAGACCACCTCAACCATTGCAAGTCGATCCAAAAGATTATATAATCCCGATACCAAAACCAAAGGTAAATGATGGCTAGACCAAGTAAATTTTTTAAATGGATTGTAAAACTAAGAATGTGGTGGGCAGATATTAGAGGTCATCATGGAAAAAAATGGGACTATGAACCTGGTGATTGGTACATGGGTAGAAAAAAAAGAAAGAAAGTTTCCCCAGAGGATTTATTTAATGGAGCATAATGAGTAAGAAACCTTTAACAATATCTGAATCAGCTGCCGTGCAGATGCCTATGAAAACGGTTGCCAGTTTGATAATTATTGTAGCACTTGGTACGATGGGCTACTTCCAAATGGTTGAACGTCTTAACCAACACTCAACAAGATTAGAATTGATGGAAAAAGATTTAACAGAGAATACAGATTTTAGAATAAAATGGCCACGTGGACAATTAGGTTCACTACCTGCAGATAGCGAACAATTTATGATGATTGAAGATCTTTATAAAACTACAGAAAAATTAAGTGCACATATAGAAAACATGGCATTGAACAAAGTAAATATAGAATTTTTACGAGGACAAATGGATAAAGTTTTAGTAGACATCGAAAAATTAAAAGATGCAAATAGAGAAATGAAATATACAAACGGTAGCGGACAATGATAGAAACTGTTGTAGCTTTACTTATGTTTTGGGATGGAGAGATCAAGGAACACCGTATTCAGGAAAGCATGGCTTCGTGCCTCCGAGCCCGTCGCGTCGCGGAGAGAGAGTACAATCCTAACGTATCTTATAAATGTATACGTAGTGAGGCAGAAACAGAAATTTATTTAGGTGAAAAATCAATCAAAAAACTTATTCTCAAATAAAATTGCAAAAATGCTTCGTACACCACGAT